AGGGTCATTGCATCATCTATTGATCTATCCTTGATCCATTCCGTTGCAAGTGAACTTGCAGCTATAGCACTTCCGCAACCAAAGGTCTTGAACTTTGCATCGATGATATTCTGGTTGTCATCTACCTGTATCTGTAGTTTCATAACATCCCCACACTCTGGAGCACCCACAAGGCCAGTACCGACCCTATTGCTCCCACTATCCAAACTACCAACATTGTGTGGTCTTTCATAATGTTCCAATACTTTATCTGAGTATGCCATTTATTGCATCCAAACAGGTTTATCTAACTCTTGAGGTTTGATTGAAAAACTCGTAGAGCAACCACACGTTGAGACTGCTTTAGGATTTTCAAATCGTGGGCCAGGTGCAGACAAGTCTGTTGACCAATCTATCTCTAGTCCATCTACTACTATATGACTCTTGCGGTCTATCACTATGGGTAGACCTTTTGACTCAAACTTTAAATCTTTCTTCGCTGGTTCTCCGAAATCTAATTGGTATTCGTATCCAGCACAACCACCACCCTTGACAGATATTCTCAATGGAACATCTTCAGGCAATTCTTCATCCTCACGAATTCTCTTGAAGTTCTTTGCAGCTATATCTGTTAGACTGATCATAAAACGAGTGAAAATATAGTAATCATTATACTACCTATCATACCAAAAAGAAACATACCATAAGACCATCTCAACCACTTATATTTTACAAGTGCTAGGGCTTTACCTGAGAAATACATTTCTCCTGCCAATGCATCATATATTCTATCATCGTTCATTATTGTTACAGCATAATATGCTTTATATTCATCCTTTGTCATATAAGAGAAATGTCCAAAATACAAAGGATCAAATTCATCTGATGTTTGGTCTAACTTTCCCAAATTATTTTTTGGGTACTTAGAATCGGGTATTATTGCAATTATCGCAAATAATAATGTTAAAATACAACAAATAGCAAAGAACATTAACGGATACATCAGTAGTGGATTGTCAAAGTTTGCAGCTGTAACGGAAAACACAATCGCTGAAACTGTAATCATCTGACCGGCCTTTCTATCGGCATTGATATTCAGTCTCATCTGATTGGTAACACCTAATCTGAAAATGTTATCAACCGCTGTTCTATCCTCTGGTACACCATCAAAGTAATTCTTTTTATCGAATTTCATATACTACTTTAATGGTGGTGCATACAATAATCCTCCATGATTGTATAATCGGTTTAATCCTCGTTGTAATCCTATTGGGGTATCCGGCCCCACATTACGTTCATATATTTCTTTATAATTTCCTACTTGTTTAATAATATCATACGACCAAGATTCTCTTAGTCCAAGTTTAGCTCCAAGATGTGGATGATCTTCTCCATTTTTCTCACCCATAAATCGTTGAATATATGGGTCAATATGATTCTTAAAACTGTCTATGTTCTTTGAATTTATACCCATTTCTTCTGCAATAAACAAAACATATACTGTCCATCGAACAATATCTGACCATCTCTGATCTCCATACTTAACAACTGGCCCTAATGGTTCTTTTGAGATAATCTCTGGAAGAATCATGTGCCTGTCAGGGTCATCAAAACTCAATCGGTTTGATGCAAGACCAGACCTATCCGTACCATACATATCACAGTCACCCCTTTTGTATACGTTCTTTGTTTTTTCTGTGGGTTTTACTGAAACAGGGATATAATTTATTCCATGCAATTCCATGAAATCTGCAATGTTCTTTGCAGCAGTTCCACTTCCACTAAAACATATCCTTGCACCTTCCATCTGTTTTGCAGAAGATACTCCAAGAGTTTTTCTTACAATGAATCCCTGACCATCGTAATAGGTTGTGGGCATGAATTCCAGTTTCTTTGCAACATTTCTTGTGTAAGTAAACGTGGTTGTTGCAGAAAGAACATCTATTGAACCATCTATCAAAAATTCAAATCGTGTCTTTCCATTGACTATAGTAAATTCGATTGCATCTGCATCACCGAATATTGCAGCTGCAACTGCACGACATATATCTACATCAAAACCTTCCCACTTACTACCATCTTCAGCACTCCATATTTCTTGCGAGAAGCCAGGAAACTCATCATTAGTTCCACATATGACATAACCTCTTGTTTTTACTCTATCATATGTTGAACTATATGTGGGAATATATTCTGTAGTATTGTCCTGTCCTTCAGCTGTAGAATCTATTACAAATATCCAGAATACCCAAATTAAAGATGCAATTACTTTCCCTATCATTATCATTGCAATGCCCGATATATTGTCAGAAGTTCTTCATCTGCAATCGGGGCTGTCATTGTATAATATCTCTGATGTCCGACTGCCATAAAGGCTTTGATGTCAGAAAAACTAGGATATTTTGATAATAGATTGTGAAGAAGATAATCTGGACTTAGGTGACAAGTCGCACATTGGTTGTCTCTTGCGAATACTCTAGTAGATTTCTTGAATCGTTCTGATTGTACTAGTACTGAATTTAGGTCTTTCTCCATCCATGTGACTTTTTCATGGATTTCTGGTGCAACTATGAATATCAAATATACTAACAATCCAATAATTAAGTATATAAAAATCTTACTTGATGCAACTAGGTTTTTGGTTTCTATCTCAATCTCTTTTACTGGTTCAAGTTCCATTACCTCTATTTCATCATGTTTATGTTTCTTTTGTTCTGCCATAATTTACCTCACTTCTTTCCAGCTTCGTTTAATTTCTTAGTGATTTGTTGTTGAAACCACTTGAGAACAATAGGTATGCTCACGTTGGATGTTAATCCAAAAAGATAACCGATAGGATAACGGTAACTTTCATATTCCTTTAGTTGTGGAACATTTGTAAATACAATGGAAATCAACAAATATCCTGTTGCTGACATTCCCATATTGATAATCAAATCAAGTAAAATCAACCATCCATGACCGCTATACTTGTCCTTATTATCCTGTCTGTAATTAAATAGAAATATCCAAAAAGATGAAAAGAGGACTAACCCCAGCATCATCAATTCAGAAGTATTAAATATATCAATCATTTTGTTTTGTCTCTCTTTTGACCAATTTTAATAAGTCAGCAGTACTACCAACGAATAATGCATTAGTCACGTTTTGTGCTTTTGTGACCTCCTGTCGTTCTCCATCATTTTCTATAATTTGTTTTTTGCGATGAAGTTCCATTAATTTTTCTTGTGTATCAGTCATATTTTTTAGAAGTTGACCAAACACTTCAAACGCTCTTGGTGATTCTTCTGCTTTCGCAATCTCCAAAAGTTCATCCATGGCATCTCTACCACGTTCTATAATATGATACATATTTTCACGAGCATATCGAAAATCTGTATCTTTTTCTTCCCCATCTATTGTGGCAGGGAGAACTTCTGAAGTATTTAAAACCTCAGCCTCTGTATAATACGTTTTATTATGTTCAACGAGATCAAGATGTTTTTCAATCCTTTGCTCAACTAATTGTTCAGTTTTCATCAACTATCTGTTTCTGCTACTGGATCGTAAGTTTTCCCTTGTGGAAAGAACTCAAAGGTTTCACTAAATCCAAAATCTTCATCTGTTAGAGCGCCAGTAGATGTTGGTTCAACAGTTGTTCTACTAACTGTTTGCCCAGCAGAAGAGGCATCTTCTGATACTTCTGACAACATTCGTATTCGTGTTGCATCATCTATTTCGTGTTTATCTAGGATCATATAATTTCTTGCATAAGGGGTACTATCCTCTGCAACAATATATATCGGATCTGCAGCGGTAGCGGCAGACATAAGGTGTGTATCTACAACTGAAGAAGTAATAACTTTTGCATTATCTGTAATAGATGGATATAAAAACCCTTTCATCAAAAAAGAAAGTGTCCAAATAATAGACCGCCTAGTTGCAAAATCTCCCTCATAACTATCTTCACTTGTAACAGAGTTCAATACCAAAGGAATGTCCATTTTAACAGTCATGCCAGAAATCAAAGTCATTGTTACTGTGAAATCTGGTGTAAAAAATGGAAGGATCTGTTCTAGGATTTGTGTTCCATCTTCTGCATTCTTTACAAACACATAAAGGGAGAAATCCCAATTATACGGTACTGGATTATATTGTTTCTTGAGTCCAGTTGTTCCCTTTTTAACATTCCGCCCCATCGTATTGAGTTTTCTCGCACCATCATAAGTCATGGAGGTCAACTCAAATCCCATTCGTGGAACAGTAAGTGCTACTTTTGGGTTTAGACTTGGATCTTGACTGATCCTAACCAACATCTTGTCTTTTGGCCCATAAGAAAGAGGAATCTTGATGACTTCGGTTACTGCATCACTACTATCAGTTCTACGAACTTCAATATTGTTAAATAACGAACCAAACGCAACCACCATCTTTCTTGAGGTCTGGTGATAAAAATATGTTCCAAACATTACGGATTATCTCCAAATGGATTCGTTTCAGAAAAGTCAAAGACGGAATCCGCATCAATCTCAAACTGTTTAGAACTACTTACTTTATCTGATGTACCAGCATCAATTGTTGATAAGGTTTCTGTAGTTTCATCGGTTGTAATCTTAGTTGCATAGGTTCCAGTAGCCAGACTTGTTGCACCAGTGATGATTTCTGTCAACGTAAATGTGCCAGTCATATTAATGAGATACAAATAACTTGTTGCGGAATCCCATCGTGCAACTTCACCAGTAACGGCAGAAGTTCCACCTGTGACTGTTTCTCCCACAGTGAACGTTCCTGAAATACCAGACAGTTCAAATGTACGAACAAAAGATTGTTCTCGTTCAATATCATCAACTGTGTCTATTCCAGTATCAAGGGCTTCATCAGAATAAGTAAAGAGTTCACAAGTCAGATCAAATGTTGGAAGTGCGCCTGCTTGATAAAAGGGTAGTTCGTGTTCAACAAACATGATTTGGAAGAGTTTACTGGTCAACCCAAAATAGATGAGATCGCCCTCTTTTGGTCGAGTTCCTATATCTAAACCTTCCCATGCTCGTCTTGATAGGGAAAATATGATTTGGTCACGTACTTCCAGACCAAATTTAGAAACGAGATCTCCTTCACCTTCAAAACCATCAACGGACTTAATGAACATCTCCACCGAATATGCATCTTTATATTCGGAAATAGAATCCTCGCCAAGAATCGTATCTTCATTGACAAGGGTTCTAGGAATGTAATTTACATCGTAACCAGTTACTTTAATTGATTCGGTGACAATCGAATGTAAAAGTTCTTGGTCATTTTTCGCATCAAAGTTGCGGAAATATGAATTTGTAGCCATTCGATTATCCTACATAAAAGTTGTCAGGCGACTGATATTTCAGTTGCAATTCCTCGTCAAGTCGTTCTAGTTCTGTGTTTCCATCATCATATATTTGTCTTCCATTCAATGTCGCCCCCTGGCAATTGCATCCCCTCAAACTTAATTAGGTTTTGCCCCCATTGTTTCTTAAATAATGCAATCGTATATTTTTTCAGGAAGATATCATTATATATTTCCGTATAAGTAGCACCATCAATCTTTTTATAACATTGAACTATAATCCAATCATC